GCGTAACCCCACTATAAACATGGATAAGGGTATATCGTAAGCCTATAGAGAGACAGGGTGCACAGCGCGCTTAGAGAAAAGCGCCAATTGCTGTGGCTATTGAAGGACCATAATCGGCAAGTAAATTAATACCGGTATTAACAATACCTTTCCAATCTATTTCACTAGATCTTGCCGGACCACCAAGTCCTTTAGAAGCATAATGGCTGGACATTGCACTTAATGCCACTGATTGCTTCAATGCATCAGGTTTACCGACCTGAGCATTTGCGGTCAAAAGCTGATTGTTTGAATAAGCTTCAATATTCCAACATATTGTAACCTTAAAAACATCAGCATTTAAAGGAAGCCCCTGAAAACCAAATTGAATAGGAGGAACTATATCAGAACCAGCCTCTGCATCAACATTAGCAGCATAAGAAGAATAAATGCCTAGGGGCAACCAAACCTGCCATCCACCATCACGGGCGGCAGTAGTGACTGAATAATTATAATCAGCCAATTCATCAAATGTTAAAAGAACTTCATCATCAGGAGTAGGGGGAGTGCAAGCTACAGCACATTCACCCGAATTATTTAACTCAGTACCAATGTATTCAACATGAATACAACCAGAAACGGTTCTATAGTTGGTAAGAGTTGCCGCTAATGTCGTATAATCATGGACATCAGTGGTTGGATTAGGGGCAGAAGGGTCAGGTGTGTAAGCAACACCATCAATGGTTAAAGTAGGATAAGCATCACCACCAGGATAAACAGTGGAAGAACCACTAAAAATGTTTATTGACTGATGGAGCTGAGGGTAACAAATAACCATTCCTTTACCTAAGCCTCCAGAATTAATAATTCCTCTAGTTTGAACTTGGATAGTAGCACAAGGAAACATAGAGCTATCTGGAATTCTAACATTTGGAAAATTCATGGGTTGAGCAAGGGTACGTAAATAATCAAACCAAGCATGATTGATATCTTGCTTAGCAGAATAAGTGCTCGAAAAATCCCCACGACGAAGAGAGCGAGTTCTTGCACGCTGGCGTCGAGTTTTCTTTGATTTCACAGGAGCAACAACCAATTGCGCTCTTTGAGGAGGACGACCAGTGTTTATAACTTTCACTCTCTGAACTTTGGGACGACCCACTTTTTCATTAACAATCCTGGGACGTCTCCTTCTATTAGACACATTTTCTTTAATATTAATTCTTGTAGACATTCTATTAGAAATTTTTATATATGGATAAATTATGGCCCACCATATTAAAAATAAACCAAGATTAAATTAATCTTTAAGGGAAAGCTGTTGAACCAACAGACTTACAACCCTCCTAAGAAGAAAATAAAGGAGGAATTAAAGGTCTAAACAACGGTTTCTAATCTTCTGCAGATTAACCGTTGAATAGCCTTTAGAAACACAATAATGTTCTAGAATGGCACAATAATAAGTGTCAAAAGGATTTGCAACCAAATAACCAATTGCTCTTTGAGAATCTAGGGAAAAACCAAACTTTTCTTCAAATTTATCTAAATCATCAAAAATCTTAAAACAAAAAGACAAAAGGATTTTGGAGGAATCATGTAAAGGAACTAACTTCTTCCCTAAGAAAAAGGGACGACAGTTACAAAAAGACATTTCATCAACTGAACCATAATCTCTACCATTGACAGTCAAACAGGAAGTTGTTTCTAAATGAGGAAGATACTTACGAATATTAATCGGATTTAAATCATAAGTAGCTTTCACTAAAGAATCATCGCCATTTAAAATAGCCAATTCGGAAGCAATAAAATCTTGATAAAGGGTAGATAAACCATGATCCAATCTAGACTTAATCCATACATAAGCTAAATATCTAAAATTCTGCCAAATATTACGAAGCATAGTAAACCATGATCCCGTCGGATTACCAGACTCTTTCATAATCACATTTCCATCAGGCATAATCACATGAGAAAAAATTTCATTGCTCATCATGAGATTTAATCTCTTTAAATGATAATCAGTGTGATAAATAGGAAGAAGTGAATCATACATTAGTTCAAATTGATCGCCAATGTCTGCAGCAGTTTGAGAAGCATCAAAAGGAGAATAATCCAAAGCAAAACAGACACAGTTTTTAAAAGCATTTAAGCGATAGTCAAAATCTGAACTATGAAAGTCAGAGCCACAAAAAGACCAGGTAAACTCTCGATTACCGAGAAAATTTTTGAACAAGTGGGAAAAATATTTAACAGAATAAAATAGTTGAATGGGAGAACAACTCCAAACTGCTCTACTATTACCATCCAAAACACGTGAAGTTTCACGCATTTCATCTTTCCAAAACATTGTCCAAAATAAAACGGGATTTTCACCTTTTTCAATTGAAGCTTCAACTTCATCATAAATAGGTTTAAAATTATCCCAAAACTCATTTTTAGACTTATAACCAGCCTTCTTCCACACGTACCCAGTAGAAGAATCCTTAGAACTAGAATTTTTTAAAAATTCAATAGTCTCGTCATAAGACAGAACTTTACCATTATAAAGAGAGGAAGAAAAATGCTCTTTAAGAAAATCTAAAGACAAGGACCAAGCATCATCACACAAATATTGAGGTCTAGTATAAAGAAAC